CGAAGACAAAGTAATCATTCTCTCTGCCATTTTTGCTAATAGTTAAATAATTCTCTGAACGGTGGTCCTGTACAAAATATCCCAAAGCTGCAAGCATCTTTTTAAGTGGTCCAATAACATTTCTTCTGCAAGAACCTACCGTCTTACCTGCTATTATGAAATTCTCGCCATCAAAGCATTCCATTGACCAAGCAATATAGGCCATTGACATACTCATTGTCTTTCCAGATCTAATTGCTCCATCAGCTATAATTCCATCATGCTCTTTGATTTTATCGGCAATCCACCATGTCTGAACTTTTAATTGCTTTTTGGACGGGGGGACAAACTTAAAGGGTTTACTTTTTTTAACTGCTTTTTTCATCATCCCACACCTTATCTGCTAATCCCTTCAAGGCATCAACATATGAACTGTCAGTTTCTTCAGGACTACTTGTAACAGTCTTTGCTTTCAATGCCGCAATACGTGCCTTTTGCTCTTGCTTATCAAGCGTGGTTTTATTCTGCCCGAGCAAATCACGGATTTCTTTAAAAGCTGATACGGCATTCTTATTACCCGGATCCGCTGCAATGTCTATCAGCGACTTGATCATCATCTCAGATATATCTCCCGTAATCATGCCCTCAGCAATCTTTCGCAAGTCCGCTTTTCTTCTACGGGCGACTCCTGAAGCTTTACCGCCTTTTCTGCCACTTTCTCTTGCTTCGTCCTCGCTTCGCTCACTAAACGGTATTAAGTTATCCTGCCCATTTGCCACTCACCTCACCTTCCTATCTGTCTAATCCGGCAACAAAAAAGAAGGCTTTCACCTTCATACTCTAAATTTATCTTGATACGACCCGATAGCCACGATATTGTCCTTATCTTTGTCTATCCAGTCAGGTACATTTCCGTAAAATATTATCTTTTTAGGCTTTAGACATTTCTGCATTTTAGTATACCCATCATAAAACAGCTGTGTAGCCTTCTTATTCTTCATACATCCGACACTTGACACGGCCACAGTACCGCCAATAGGTTCTCCATCAAAGCACCATTCATAGCTGTCGTGGTCGCTCCATGCTATGGTGGGTATAACTTTTATCCCTAAGTTCTGCCAGTATGTAGCCAACCAATGTTTACGATAGTGGTTATACATCTGCATTATTTTCGGATAATCCGTATACAGTGAAAAATCAGGACTAAGAACATACTTAAATTTCTTTAAGATATTTATGTACTTGTCCGGTTCTCTCCATACCCTAAAAAACTGATAGTCGTCCAAAAAGAAATGCAGTCCCGTACTTTCAAATTCACCTTTGTAGCTTTTAGCACAATTAAAAGATATCCAATTTCTTACGCTGTCATACCCACAAGGCTCAATAGCCGGGATATCATACTTGCCGACTACATCAGGGTAGAACTTATGCAGATTTTCCATTGTCTTTCTTTCCTGCATATCTATCCCCTACCACTTCTTTTAGCGTACCCCGTAAACCATCTTTCAACTGATTTCGTCAACCTCTTTTGAGCCCTCTCATAAGTTGTTGACGTAATTTCTCTACTTGTAGCTTCCCCATATCCGTTCACAAATGTTTTCTTTTCTGCAGACTCGCTTTTTGCCTGCTTAGACCTTGCCTCTGCATCTGCTTTATATGCCTTGCTTAGCTTTTGAACAACATCATCTCTCTTTGATTTTGTAGCGTAATATTCTTTTCTCGCTTCTCTCGTCATTTGTCCATCTTTATCTGTCTGCCTTACCAAGCTCGCCATTTTATCGCCTAGAGCTTTCTTTTGTGCCTCTAAGCTCTTTATAGAGCCCCCCGCACTTGCTCCGCCTCCAGCACCTGCGCCACCTGCACTCGCTGGACCTCTTCCACCCATAAATATCTCCTTTTATCTTTTCCATAGTTATCCTCCCTTTGCATACAAAAAAGACAGCCAATCTTGACTGTCTTAATTGAAAAAAATAGCTTAGAGGTTCATTACAACGATTTATCCTCAAACTGAGAGCGGTAAAATGTCCAAACCGCTCTCATACCCAAAAGGAGGATTATGAAAAAGTATACTTGCTTTAAACTTTTCACGTATACAGTATATCACGCTTCCAACTTTATTTTCTTCATTTTTATTCACTTTTCTTCACTTTTTCTCACTAAATACTTTATCAAACTCTTTCAGCCCTCTTGCATGCAGATTATGTATTGTGCCTAATGAGTAATGCATGGTCTCAGCTATCATTTCGAATGTCATATCGGATATATATCGCATAGATAGAACTGCTTTATACCTCTCATTATCTAACTTATTTATAAACCCCCTTGCCTCTTCTACTAATTCGACAAGCTTTTTAATATCTGCAGTAATCTCTTTCTCTAGATCCACACTATCCACTATTGCATTCTCTGCTCCACCACCTGTGCCACCTTGCACCTTCTCTGATAAACTCACGCTGACTTTTTCAGCCAATGATATAAGTCTTTCCTTCTCAAGCTCTTTGGCTTTTATAAGGCAATCAAGTGTCTTCAATTGTCTTAGATATTCTTTAGCTGTCATTGTCACTGCTCCCATCAAACACCCCTTTAATTTCATCTTTCAAAATCTCTGCCACTTCCTTTACCGAAGTCACAACATGCGCCCTACCACCTGATCTATTTATCCAGTCAATTGTTTCTCTCTGAATCTTACTGAGTCTCCCAATGAATGGTCGTTTAACCTCAAATCCATAATACTGTCCCCTTATTATACAAGTTATATCAGGAATACCACTTATTGAGTATGGACCGGCTGCTTCTTTCCAAACAGCGGCACTTGGGATATTTTTATTAATCCAGTCCATTATTTGCTTTTGGAAATATGATTCTTTTGGCATGTGCTCTCTGATGTAAACTTCGGCTTCATATATGGTCTTTATTTTGTACCTTTGCATTATATAATCCTTAAGCTCATCATACGAGTTGAACTTTGTATAATCTAATTTGCCACGAGTATGGTACGCTCTGTGTATTGCAATATCAGCAGTTGGATCTTTGTATCCTTCTTTATTTCCCATGTTCTCTCCTCATATTAGTATCATAGTCTTGAAATATTTTACAGTCATAACAACTTTTAGACTTTTCAATACATTCTTTTTTTAATAACACACATGTCCAAGGCAAATACTGGCTATCATCTTCCTTGACTTCTTCTCTAAGCGTTGCCAATGCTTCCATCATACCCATTACCCTACCTCCTCTAAATACTTACTATAAATTTCATTAATTCCGGCTTTAACATCTTCAGTCAGTTCAACCACTTTATCTACATCATATTCCTTAAAGATTAAATCACTACACTGCTTAATAATCCCTTCATCCTTTTTCTTTTCGACAAACCTGCTTATATCTTCAAGACATTTATATCCCCTTTCATCTTTGACAATCAGCAAGTTTTCTATCAGTATCTCATCTATCAGACCATCAGCTATTTGCTTTATTTCATTTTTCAACTCCATGTAAGACTTTTTATACTTCGTCATTAGATCCTCTTTAGGGACATTTAAATCATTCCTCTTGAGTTTCTCCACAAGCCTTTTAAGTTCATCACTCTGATTTTTAAAATCCATTTTACTACTCACTTATTTCCTACTACTCACTTACGAAAAACCTTAGGTGAGTAGTAAAAATGGCTTAACTACGCCGTTTGTAGGCTTACTACTCACCTACTCACCTATTTTTTGATATATACCTTGTTTTTTTAGCAAATTTGGTGACAGGGTGTCACCACTTTCCACTGAAAAATATATTGCTATATAAATGAGTATATAGGTGTTATAGGTGAGTATATAGGTTATAAAGCCTTATTTTAAGCCATTCTTACTACTCACCTGACTACTCACTTTACTACTCACCTATTTTTATTTTAAAATAGGTGAGTAGTAACTTCCGTTATATTCAACATATTTTAATGCTAATATTTTGATATTTTTATACATTCATACAGTCACCAAATTTGCTCCAAATTTCTAAAATGGTGACATTTTTTGAAATTTGGTGAAACTTTGATTTTGCACAATCTAATCAAATGGAAGTTCCATCTGCTCATTTTCAGGAACTTGATTCCATCCGTCTCCCATTGGATTTCCATTCTCATCTACTGCCGGCTCACTTTCCTTTACAATTTTCCCAAGATGAAACTCCACAAATCGAGATTGCCTTCCATTGAACCACTTAAATACTGAATTTTTAGTTCCTCCGCTTTTGCTGGTCGTTGTTCCGATCAGGTTTTTATCTGCCAGGTATTTCATAGTCTTTCTGGATGAGTATCCTGCCTTTGTAAGTGCTTGAGTGAGCATTGATGGAAATATATACACTTCCTGTCCCTCTATAAGCCCCAAACATGTTCCGTACACTCTTTCTCCGAAACTATCCTTATTTGAGAGAATCCAATCAATAATGTATTGTGTGGCATTTTCATTTACATCACCAACGTCTGCATCCATTTGCTCTTTTATGATGCTTCTTGCCATCTCCTTTGCCCTTTCCCATGACTCAGGAGCTATCTGTAATGCTTCAGGATTGTCCTTAGCCTCTTTAGTGTCGAATTCTCCGACTTCGTATCTGTGAAGCCATTCTGAGTCCTCAAACAGCCATGTATCTATAATTGCATCAGTTAGTGCTACTGCAGCAATCCCTGCTATATGCGAACCGCTCTTACCTTTGCTTAATTGATATACGAACTGCATCATCTCGTCATATTTTGATGTTATGCTTCGCTCATCCGTATGCATTAACATCCCTATAAACGCCGGACCTGCCCAGCCACAATTTATAGCCGATTGCTGGTGCATCATAGATGCTTCTCTTTCATCATCAAATGGACCGCCATATATCTCAAGCACACGGGTGCTGACACCGGTCTGGCTCGTTTCTGTTGACAGTGGCTCCTCACCTGTAGCAAGGGCGACCGTTCTCCATGTGTGCATTGCCTGAATTCCGCCTGACTTTGCTCCTCTGATTTTCCCGGTACCGCTTGCTATCATATAAACAATCTTTTCAAGGCCGTTTTGGTTATTTCCTGCAAGCTGCCTCTCATCAATTCCCAAAGGCAGATCACAGTAAAAGCTTGCCGTTCTCTCCAGTCCCACTTGCGTGGCATTAAAATTCACCATCAATCGTTCCGGATCACCCCATGCGGACAATGCAGCCTTTAAACCTGCAGTCTTTCCACCCTTGGATCCTCCCCAGTTATATACAAAGAATATTCTCTGTTTAATTATTCTAAGAAGCGGAGCCGTAAAGCCTGCAGCTAAAATAAATCTGAACTTATCTCTCTTCCTGTGTGGTCTCATCATCTCAAGCCAGTCCTTGAATGTACCGTTTTGACAATATGCAGCGGCAAGTGCCCTTTGTGACGGATCTATATCAAGCACTATATCTTTATCATGTCCCGGTATAAATCTCTTCCCCTCCTGCCATCCGAATGTTGATGTTGAATCGGCTTTCTTTATAATATCTATATTTTCAGACTCAAGTGCCGATAAAAACTTGACCACTTGCTTTGCGTTCTCCGAAGTTACCGTACATCCAAGATCTGCCAGTGCTGTAATTCCTCTTGCCGTGAATATAGTGCTCCTTGGATATATTGCTTTGTGCCAGGTACCATCCCTCTTAAAGGCTACCTCCATCTTCTCCTCGCCGGTTTCCATACTTCGCAACCTCTGAGTTAAAATAATCGGTGTCCTACAAACTGTTACAGGTGTAAATTTCTTCTCATCAATCTTACTTATACCCTTATCTGAATAAATCCACCCTTCAGGCTGCCTTAAATTAACAGGTGCTCCTGGTAAAGCTTCAGGAATTGACTCTTCATCTATATCTATAGTTTGGGCGTTACTTATGGCTGATTTTATCTTTTGGGCAGCTTCTTCCTTGCCATACTTGATGTACACATCTGAAGGGTCTTTACAGCCTAAGTTTTTGCAACTCCACTTGTATACTTGTCCGATAAAATTGCCGTCTCTTAGTGCCGTAGTAACTTTATGAAGGAATGTTTCGCCACCTTTGTCAGGCTCAACATGGATATACACTTTTAAATCCTGCAGAGTGGTTGCCCACTCTTTTCTCATCATAGATGCTCCCGGGATTCCAAGTGTACTTATGCCCATGTACCACATGCTCTGACTGTCTGATTCGCCTTCAACTAAGGCAACATATCCTGCAGTCCGTATCTGTTCCAGCTTCCACTCTCCATACATGCAGATATCTTTTCCGGCTCCATACTTCCATCTGAATGCTTTGTCCCCATACCTTTTTCTATAGGTCACTTCATCAGAATTTTCATTAAAGTATGGAATATATAAATATTGGATTCCCTGCTTGTCCCTCTTTGTCTGTAGGCAACATTGCTCTTTCAGGAACTCTTCGGGGAGTCTTTTTTCAAGTACATATTGTGCTACGCTATATGATAATAGACTCCCCTCAGGCTTCTTATCTTCTTCAGGCTTGTAAGCTCCATATTGCTTTAATATGGATTTATAAGCTTCTTTAGTATCGATACCGTTCAGTTCCGCATAAAATGATGTAAAATTTCCGCCTCTGTCTTCAGCATGACATTTCCAACAACCTGTTTTTAAATCTACTGAAAAGGAATTGTTTTTATCATCATGAAATGGACACAGACCTGTCAGATTATCTCCGGAGATTTTGTATTTTGGGATAATGCGAGAATATTCAGTTTTATAATCGACCAAGTGGTCAATGTCCACTTCATCTACACGCATATCAAATCTCCAATCTTTGTTTTACAATCATTTTTGCCTCTTCTTTTGTATAGTCCTTGTTACTACCCTCAAGTCCAAGTATCTCTGTCATATATTTAATTTCTTCATCTACTGTAAGCACAAAGAAAGAACTACACATCTCCATCATCTTTTTGCCGGCTTCCATACCAAAGTCTCTCTCAAATTCATCATTATCATTTAAAAATCTGGTAAAGTATAAATGCGGTGCTATTGGTATTGCCCCCATCTGTATAACTCTCTCACAAGCATGTTTAGCAAGTTCAATATTTTGCAGTCTTTCCTCTGATGTTTTTGCTCTGTACCTTGAACAAATATACACAAACGGCATCAGTGCAGGATTCTTGTTTTCTATATGTCCCTTTTCACACTGGCCTACATATCTCCAAGGTGCATATTTATTCGTTTTTGCTATGGTATCATAAAGCCCAACATCTCCGATTATTGCTGCTACATAATCTATTTGAAATATATCATCTCTTTGAAAAGTTGAATTATTCGAAAAATGGCAAAATGTTTCAGGATCTATAATTTCTCCTACTTGAATACATTCTCTTTGTTTTAAGTAATCAAAACTTCCATATAATGGCTTCATAGTTCCTCCTTTTAATTAAACGGTAATCCCTCATCATTCACATCATCAGGTATACTCATCCATCCGTCCTCGTCAATTTTAGGCTTACTTTCTGCAGGCTTTGAATTATTACCGTTTGATGTAGCAGATTTACTTTCGGCAAATTCAACAGACTCTGCAACCACATCAGTTGTATAAACTGTTTGACCTTCTTTATTTGTATATTTACCTGTCTGGATTCGCCCTTCAATTACTATCTTCATTCCCTGCCTGAAATATTTTTCAATAAATTCTGCAGTTTTTCCCCAAGCGATTACTCGGGGAAAGTCTGCATCCTGCTGTCCTTCCTGCTTATACTTTCTATCTACCGCTATACTAAAATTCGCACAGCATCTATCATTTGTTGTGTACCTTATTTCAGGATCACGTACAAATCTTCCGATAAGTATTACTTTATTCACTCTTATTCTCCTTTTGTTCCTCTGCTACTGCTTTGAATTGATTCATCTCACTTAAAGCCAGTTTTAAGAATTCAAGGTCTTTATTGTTCTTATGATTTCCACCGAATTTATTTTTATACCACTCCATCATGGCCTTATTCTTTGAGCCACCAAGCTGTGTCGCTTTTTCAGTGATTTCATCCTGTATCTTTTTTACCTCTTCCGCTCTTTGTGCTGGAGATTTGACAGGATCACCATCATTTGCCCAATCGTAGAGAGCTTCGCCGGACTTCTCATCAAGCACCTGAATTTTACCCTCGAAAATATGCGTATTGTCTTTTACAGCTTCAGCAAGGTGAGTGTCCTGATCAATCATCCAAGTAACCATATACTCATACTCAATATCCTTATCCTGTTGTGCTCCCACACCAACCTTTCGTGGAGCCATCTTTCCACGGCTATTTGCTTCAAGCACATATTCATCCTTGCCCCTTGCTGTCACTATAATATGTGACGGTGCAAGTAGTATTTTCTCAATAATCTTCTTATTTTCTTTTTTATATTTCCCCCAAGCTTGGAATGTATTATCACCCTTAGTGGTAACCTGTACCTGGTCCTGCACCCAGTTCCACAGGTGCGTCATAGAATCTATAATAATAACCTTGTATCCTGCATCTAAGAATGCATCTATAGCAGCAATGTAATAGTCAGGACTGTACTCTTCAAGACTGATAAGATCGTAATCAAATTCGTTTGCATAGAGCTTGTCTCTCATACCCTCTGTTCCGATATAACCAATCTTTGTACCTTCGCCTACCCTGCTTGCAATACCTGTTGCCAGTCTAAGTGCTGAATAAGACTTGCCACTTCCTGAAGGTCCACTTACTAAAACCTTGACACAAATCTGTTCTTTTTTTGCTTTTGTGATTGTAAAATTAATTTTTGCCATTTTTAATTCTCCCCTACATCTTCAAAGTCTTCTGCACCTGACTCCATCTCATCTATGTACTGCTCTAATGGCGACTTCTCTTTGTCATAAAGGTCAGCTAGTATCCTCTTGCACTGTGCAGCAAACTCCATTGCAGCCACTCCCATATCAATTGCTGAATTATATAGTGAACTAACAGTATTTAGAGCATTTTTATCTTCTACCGGCAAAAGCTTAAGGAAGTCATCCATATCCGTTTTTACGCTTTTAAATGATTTTTGCATTATGATATAGTGTTCTGCAGATATGCCGTATCCCTCATGTCTGTTTTTAACTTCTGAAAGAATTGTGTCTTCCTGCATTTGATCAAGAGTTCTATCGGCCACTTCCTGCATATTTTCTTTTAAATTTTCTTTCCACTCAAAGTAATTATCCATTTATTTCCCCTTGTACTTTCTTGGCTCTGCTAAGAGCCTTTGTATTTGCCTTACGCTTTGAAACTTTTAGCTGTGAGTAAACACTTAAGCACTCCGCAAGTCCCTCTGGAAGCTCTCCTGTTTCCTCTACAAGATTATTCATTGCTGAATTAAGTGTCCTTGAATCCACTCTTTCAACAATCAAATCTCCGAACCCTTCTTCACGAAGTATTTCAAAGAAGTCCAAGCCCTTCTCCATAAGCTTATCTTCTCCAATTTTGGAGTATATGGTCTTTTCCTGCAGGCTGTACTTGAAACCGTCCACTGTAGTATCCGGCTTTTCCTCATCCACCATCTGTTGTGCGATTTCCTGCTCAAGTTCATCAAGCCGCTTATTATTTTCCTTCGTCTGCTCCGCCAGCTCATCCTTTTTATCTAAGAGATCCTTATAAACTCTTACTTTGTCATCTAATGTTATTACTATTTCCATTATTTGCTCCTTTTTTTGATTTATAATTCATTTCCCCATTGGTCCCAACCGTTACGCTCAGTCCTTGCGAAAAGCTCCAGCTTCTTCGCCTGTGGGAATAATGTTTCTAATATCTGATAGGCACAATCTGGCTTTTGGCTGTGATTCCGCTTGCTGTTCTCTCTGAGTACCGTGGAAAATGCCCCACGCTTGTCCCTGTCTGGAAGTATGATATTCCCATTCTTATAAAACCAGAGCAGATACTCGTGTGCGAAACGTACTGTGTAGGCAGGCGCTGGTCCATTCCCCTTATCCCATATAAGTCTTGCATGAAGTCTATAGCCAAGAAGATCCATGATTTCCTCTGTCTGCGGGAGGTATTTGTCTATCGTCCACATGAATACATTGTGCTTTTCATTCATCAGTTCATTTGCAACATAGTTATGAATCTCCATAATCCCTGGGATGTCCATTGTTTTATATGGAACAACCATTCCAGTACTGTTTGGTCTTGCTCTCTTCTTTCCACCCCTGCCTTGTTGCCATGGTGGATCTGTGTATAGGATATCGTATTTATTTCCCGAATTAAAAATATCAATCTTTGCCATTAAAAGTAATTCCTCCACTCGTCGACTATGGTCTTTGCCAAGTCCTCTTTTTTCGCCAGTGCTTTTAAAATTGTTTCATCCACAGTTCCTTCTGTGATTAGATGAATATATGTGCAGATATTCTTCTGCCCGATACGGTGTATTCTGGCGAGACTCTGTGAGTACGCTGCATAGTTGAAGTTTACCGAGTAATACACACAGGTATCAGCAGCGGTCAGAGTGATTCCAAGTCCTGCAGTATCAATCTGTGCAAGGAATACCTTTGTATCTGCGTTTGTCTGAAAATCTTTTACTATGTCTCCTCTATCTTCCAGCTTTACATCCCCATATATAGCTCCATACTTGATTTTTTTCTTTGTAAGCATTTGACCGATTAGATCAATCTCCGGTCTAAACCTTGCAAAAATCACAAGTTTCTTTCCTGCATCTACCACATAATCATCAATGATTTCCTCTAAAGCATTAAGCTTTCCTTTACTAACAAGCTCTGCCTTTTCAGAACCGTCTGCTACCAAAAAACCGCCCGTAAATTGTTGAAGCCTGAGAAGTTTAGTGAGTACAGTTGTAACTGTAACCTTTCCACCACCATCCAGCTCTGCGAAACTCTCACGCTTTATCTTGCTATAGATATTTTTCTCTTTCGGAGTCAAAGTTATTCTTCTCTCAAGGAATGTTTGCTCCGGTAGGTCCAGCGCCTCATCCTTTGTGACTCTGTATGCAATTGAGTGCTCCTTCTGTATAAGTTGGTCGAGGTCTCTATATCCAACTATCTGATGCCTGTTAAAGCCACCCATAATTGCATACCTATTTCGGAATTGATAGAAGTTCGTACCAAATATTGTTGAATCTAAGAACCTGTACTGGCTATACAAATCAATAGCATTGTTTTGCACCGGGGTTCCTGAAAGAATAAGCTTGTATCTCGCCTGATCACCAAGCTTGTGTATGGCTTTTGACTGCTCTGCATCATGAGTCTTTATTCTTTGACTTTCATCACATATAATCATGTCGGCATTCCATCTGTATAAAGCTTCAAATATATCTTCTCTCCATGTGCTTTCATAATTAATCACGGCCACCTTTAATGCCTTAAAAGGAAAACTGTCCAAGTCGGAGAGTGCTTTGATTCTTTTATCCTTATCTCCTAAAAGAACTTTTACTATTGACTTAAAGTCTGCATATTCGTCAAACTCTTTAGGCCACACGCTGCAGACAGATGTAGGTGCTATAATCAGAACTTTTTCTATTTTTTCAAGCTTATAAGCTGTACCAAGTGTGGCTATAGCTGTTAGTGTTTTTCCGCATCCCATTTCAAACAGGAATCCAAATCCTTTATTATGTATGCCCATCTATACTCCCTTTTTTATAGTTTCATATAATGGTTTGCCCAAGTAAGCATCCATGCTTTGGCTCATATATACTACTTTTTTCAGTCGCTTTTCATCAGGACCGTACTTTGGATTAAATCCGAACAAATTTACATATCTATCCAAATCTTCTTTTTCTTCATACATACACCTTGTCACTTCAATAAGTGCCCTGCAATCATCTATCGCTCTATGGCTATTTTTAACTTTATTAATCAGGTGATACTGTACTATTGCTGATTCTAATCTGTGCGGATACTGCCTGCGATCTTTGTATACTGTTAAGGTATCAAGATAGTCACAATCATTAAATATCTGCATCCACTCTTTATTCTTGTTTCTATGAATTGCATATGCCATAAATTTAAGGTCGAACTGGGCGTTGTGTGCTATTAAAAGCGTTTTGCCATTACCCTTCATCATGTCTATAAATTTATTTAATACTGCGAACTCATCTTTTCCTTGAGCTGAAAGTGTATCACTTGAAATACCGGTTAATTCTGTGATTTTTTGTGGTAGTTCTTGTATTCTGAAAAGCTTTATAAATTCATCCATCTCCTGCTGTATACCCGTTTTATCAATACTTATAGCCGCCAACTCTATTATTTGATCCATTCTTTCAGGATTAAATCCTGTTGTTTCTGTATCAAAAAATATAATTTGATTGTATTTTTCAAATATTTTCTCAAACATTACTATTCTCCTATTCTTTATATTTCTTTGTATACTTTGAGAAAATGTGTTTTGAAATATTCAAGTTTATTTTTTAAATCCTCATATTCATTCTTTTTCTTCTGAATTTCTCTTTCAAATCTCTCAATGACACCCTCTTTACTTACTTTTATTTCATCTTCAGAACATGAGACTATTTCCACTTTTTTAGAAGTGTTCTTGTTGTAATAGATAAATGAAATATTAGGAGTAGATGACCATGAGCCTTCATCAAAAACTGCAATTACAATTGTTGGAAGTTCTTGGAACTCTGCAAAGTCTACAATTATACCCGGCTTCACCTTGTAAGTGTCATATTCCTTATCAAGGATTTTTATGTTGTCTCCAACCTTAAATGACTCCACTCTCTTTGCTGTTCTTAGATCTATTTCTACCTTTACACCATCAATCTCTATAATTCTTTTGCTTTCTTCCATTTTTATTCTCCTTCTTTATTACATGAGTCCAAAGTGTATTCCGACTTACCATCTCTTAAATCGCAAAACTTTGCTTCATAGTGGATTTCTTTACCCTTATCTATCACCACCAATACATGCAGTAATTGCGTTCCATCCGGAACATTTATTTTTATTTGTTTCATGCTCCTCCTTATTTTTTCTTTTTCACTTTTTGTTGTGAAGCCGGAATACTATTCCATAGCAGTTTCTTTCCACACCAGTGACAATAAGCATGATTGAGCTTCGCCCTTCTACCACAATTAGGGCAAACATATATATCCATATCTCTATGTATGACCTTTGCTCCCACCTCGTATCTCTGTACAAGTAGTGCTGCCTGCTCTGTGGCTTTTTCATAATCATCAATGATTCCTATTGCTTCCTGTAGTGCTTTTTTATCCTTACTCCAAATCTCATCGCCACCCGCCTTAGCCATCTCTGATACATGAACATATAAGTTCTCTAGCTGACTTATAATTTTTTGGTAGTTCTTACTCTTTTTCATGCATTATTGCTCCTTTAAGTTGTCTTGGCTTGGTGGCTCTACAAACCCCAGCACCATTAGTGCCATGTTGTAGCCTCTGATTTGATGCTTAAATGGTGATACCTTAATTGGTGGATCTATCATTGGTACAGGGTTCTCATTTACTCTTTCCTTGTCTACTGCTGCCATTATTCTATTAAGTCGCTTTCGCTCAGCTTCTATGCTCACTGGAAGGTTCACAAGGCCAGCTAACTTATTCAGCAACTCAATATCTGCGACCCCGCTTAGTGTCTGACTTGCTCTACTCCACTTCATCTTCCCCCAACTTTTTATAATCTGAAACTGCACATTGTCGGCTTCTTTTATAAGTATCTGCCCATCTTTTAATGCCATCTTCAAGTCTTATCGCCTCCAGTCTTTGGCATGATGCATACACATCTAATCTGTTTCTTTGTGGTTGGATCCGGGACGGATAAAGTATAATTAATCTTTCCTTTGTCTGTTCCACTTCTTATAAAGCCTTTCTCATATAGATGCTTTCTTGCATATCTTGCACTGACACCTTTTAAATTACAGTAGCTGTTAAACTCTGATGTAGGAATTCTATACTCTGAACCTGTCATAGTTCTTCCTTTAATAAGAGCCTCTACAAAGTCCTCTGTATCAATTAATGCCGTCTGCCTGCTTAGTGCTACCCACTCTGAAAGCTCATCAAGGCCATTAATCTCTACATCCGCCTTTTCAAATACATCAAGTATCATTGGTATTCGCTCATTCGGAGCTGCTGCCAGTATCTTCGCTATCTGAATAGCTGTTTTTATATCCAGTGTTTCCATGTTAAACCCCTATTCCTTATCCACCGGTACCGGCTCTCCCTTTTGCCATATCTCATACGGTTTGTTTTTAAATTTTGTTAAATCCCAACCGTCAAAGTCTTTTCGCCATCCAATCATTGTCACTTGGCAATCATCATTGTTGTTTATGTTAAGGTGCACGCTTTTTTCTATTCCGTGCCTTATAAAAGCTTCCCTTATTTTCTCTATCGCCGGTACTATCTCCTTACAGAGTTCCATCATTTTTTCCTCAGTCATCCTTTCTCCTCCTCTACTTTAAAATCATCCTTACTACTTGCTCAGGTGTGAAGTTAAGCTTCTCTGCTATTGCTCTTAACTCAAACAACTTCAAATCTCCCGGCTTATCTTTTCGCCTTTTTACTGTTTTTTCACATGTTCCGAGTAATTTTGCAATGCTTGCAGGTGTTAACCCTTTAAGCTCTAACCCCGCCTTATATGCCGCCCTGTATTCTCTATCCATCATCTCAGTGGCGGATGGTGTAAGTCTTGGCATACGATCCTCCTTATCTTTTCTACTTAGTCACTAAATGTATTACTATTGCTATCGTGGCTATGTTTAGTGCAACCAGTCCCCATACTATACTTTTAAGCCATGTAACTCTTTCTCTTAATCTACCGACTTCACCTTTTAGTGGTTCTGTCTTTTTCCTGTTTATGTCTATAAGTTCAATTTTTCCTTTATGCTCTCCATGCGGTCCCAAATATGGTACAACTACTCCTGCCATCACTTCTCACCTCCTCCTTCTAAACTGCCTCTTTTTCTTCCTGCTTTCGCTTTAAGTCCTCTGACATATTGCAAAAACTCATTCCGTCAGCCACACCCATAAGATACTTTTTTGCACCGTCATCCAACTTTTCAATAACGTCAATCAAATTAATGAGTGCTGACTTATCTTCTTTACTAAGTGCCATGTTCTTACCTCCTATCTGAAAAATATTAAATACAATCCTGCTACAATAACCGCTAATCTAAGCACATTTAGAATCAACTTTGCTATTTTCATCTTATTGCCCTTGCAATGAAGAAATGATATAATTCAGTTAGGTCTGAGGCTTTCGCCCCATTCCTAACTTTTATTTTTTTATTTGATACTTTGAAGTATCATGTGTATTACTGATATTAGAGTTCCAATCTCTAATGCCAGTCTGATGAGCTTTCCGGTTAAGACGGTGAGCTCATCAATGATTTTGTACCATTTCTTCATTGCTTTTCTCCTTTCCTTTGCTTATGTAAACATTATAGTTCCTTAAAGTAACCTTGTCAATAGCTTTTTGTTACTTTAGGAAACTTTTTTCTTGACTTTTTTCCCCTCGTGTTTTATACTTCAATCATGGAGGTAATTAATATGATAAAAAAGATATCATTACTTTTATTTACCTTACTTAGATTAGCCATTGTAGTAGTCGGTCTGTTCCTGCTATTCAGCAATGCTATATAGAAAGGAGGTAGAATGGGAGACAGGGTAAGAGAACTTAGAAAAACACTTGGACTAACTCTGGAAGCTTTTGGTGAAAAGGTAGGTGTTGGTAAATCTGCTGTTTCACGATTGGAAAAGGGAACAAATAATCTCACAGAACAAATGATTTTAGCTATTTGCCGGGAGTTCAATGTGAATGAAGAGTGGCTAAGAACCGGAAACGGTGAAATGTTTCTAAAGCTTGACAGAGAAATGGAAATCGCCAGATTAACAAGGGATTTATTATTGGAAGAAGAAGATTCTTTTAAAAATAGAGTTATAGCGGTACTGGCAAAACTTACACCGGAACAGTGGAAGGTGCTTAGCGAAATAGCTGAGGGACTAATAAAAAAAGACTAGGACCCGCCGAAGCGGGATTTTTCCTAGTCTAAGAAAGCCTTTATGAGCTTGTAGATGTACCTTAATTGGTTTTTATTAAGTCTATCCAAAAGTTCCAGTATTAAATTTTTATACTCATCTTCCACCTATAATCCTCCTAAGTCACACGATTTAAAGTAGCGATGAAATAAGTATATAGAACATATGTTCTATTGTCAAGATGAGAACTATATTTTTTCGCAGTGGAATTGCTTATACCTGACTGCGAACAAGATACTATTGTATATCCCAAGGAATTGTCGGATATAAAAAAATAAATTATAATATTTTTTAAATTAAAATACTATATATTGTGTTTTTTTTATTTACCAACCCAAACTAGCACAATATCTTGTTTTTCGGTAAAAACGCCATAAAAAATAGGTGTTGACAACTATAGTTTTTGTATAGTATCATGGTAACACCCACATAAATTTGGTGGGTACATAACACAGAATACTATCTCTAGTAGTAAGCTCTCCACCATAAGGAGTCAGCCGAGCCTAGAGATTTTTTTTTGGAGGATTTATGAGAACAGCTATATTAGTTGATGGCGGCTATTACCGCAAACGAGCATTTTCTGCTTTGGGGGATTTAACTCCAAAGCAGAGAGCAGATGAATTATACTCTTACTGCAAAAGACACTTGACTGAAAAGAAAAATGCTTCGGTAAAATTTGAACACGAATTGTATCGAATTTTTTATTATGACTGTCCACCTTCTGCGAAAAAGGTTTATCACCCTTTAATAAAAAGGACCGTGGATCTAGGTAAATCTGATTTGTATACTTGGACAAAAGAATTCTTTGAAGAGCTAAGCAAAAAACGAAAAGTTGCATTACGACTGGGCATCTTATCAGATGCTTTAGCACACTATAACCTAAAGCCTGATTCCGTAAAAAAACTAATCAATAAAACTATAGCTGTTGATGATTTGAAAGATAGTGATTTTTTCCTCAGCATAGATCAAAAGGGAGTAGATATGAAAATAGGTCTAGATATAGCTTCTCTATCCTATAAAAAACAAGTGGACCAAATAGTTTTAATCGCAGGAGATAGTGATTTTGTCCCGGCTTCAAAGTTGGCAAGAAGGGAAGGCATAGATTTTATACTTGATCCTCTTGGTGCAAATATAAAAGGTGATCTATCACTCCATATAGACGGCCTTAGGACATGTGCTAAGGCCTATCTACCTGTCGAAAAGAGCTAGTACTCTCGACTAAAACTTGTTTTTAGATGCTTTAAAACAAGTTTCTAACCAAGATAATAAATAAAAAAGCCACCCGATACGCCAATACCGGATGGCCTGAATACCATTGCAAGCTGTCGCCTACAACAATATAACCTTAAACAAGCTATATTGTACCACGGTGACAGCCTTTTGACCATACCCAAAAAGGAGGTACATATGGCTACAGCGAAAAAACTTCCATCAGGAAGTTATAGATGCCAAATATATGACTATACGGATGACAATGGGAAAAGGCACTATAAGTCCTTTACCGCCGCTACTAAAAAAGAAGCGGAATACTTGGCTACTTCCTTTAAGTTGGAGGAAACCGCCACCGCAAAAGGCAATCTTACTGTCGGCAAGGCCACTGAACAGTATATCAATAATAGATTATCAATCCTATCGCCTACCACCGTAAGAACTTATACCGGTATAGCGAACAATCAAATCAGCAAAATTGCAAAACTTAAAATAGACAGTATCACTCAAGAGCAAATTCAGGTATTTATAAACTCCATTGCCGGCACTGTATCGCCTAAAACAATCAGAAATATTCACGGGCTGCTTAATGCTGTTATTCGCACTTACAGGCCTAATTTTGCACTAAAAACAGATTTGCCTAAAAAAGTACAGCCCGATATTCATATACCCTCAGACGATGAGGTAAAGCAGCTTTTAGCATATGCAAAGGGTACAGAATTAGAAATACCTATACTGCTTGCCGCTTTCGGCCCAATGCGCCGTGGTGAAATATGCGCTTTGGAAGCTTCAGATATAAATGGCAATATTGTTCATGTTAAAAATGCTATGGTAAAAGCTCCTGATAGATCATGGGTTATAAAAGCCCCAAAGACTTATAGCAGTGACAGATATATAGAATTCCCTGATTTTGTTATAGATTTATTGCCTGAAGAGGGGAAGATTACAAATCTGCACCCGAACATGATAACGGATCGCTTTGCAAATCTTTTAAAAAAAGCCGGTCTTAAACACTTCAGGTTTCACGATTTAAGGCATTACTCCGCCTCGATTCTTCACGCTATGGGAATCCCGGATAAATACATTATGGAGCGTGGCGGATGGTCCACAAGCTCAACGCTTAAGACTGTATACCAACATACTATGAGAGGGAAAAATAAGGAAATTAATAAAAGAATAAATGATTATTTTGAGAGTATGCAACACGAAATGCAACACGAATAAATACAACCCCTTTAAAATCAAGGCTTTAAAGGGGTATATGATGGGTTCAAGTCCTGTCACCCGCAGTA